ATGATGATAAGGCAAGACCTGATTTCGATCCAGATATATGTCCTATGTGTGATAAAAAAATGTTAAAATATAGGTATCACGAATTTTTAATAAGAGTTTGTTGGAGAGACAGTAAATTTAGAATATGGCCACCAATTCCAGACCCATTTGTATTTGCAGTTCAATTAGAACCAACAATTTTACTGGCATTACTTAAAAATAAGGAATTAGTACCGGTGACTGAAGAGTATGGAGTTTGATTTTCTTAGTGACATTAGTTTTCTCATTGAAGAATTAATTGTTGTCGGCGTAATAGGTGGATTAGCATATTGTATCAACCATTATCGTAATAAATCCAAACAAACTACTGAATTTGCCAAAAAACTTAAAGCATTAAGAGATGAAGTATGGCAAATGAATAGAACATTAATTATTATGGCAACAATAATAGATACTGGAACTAAAAGATTACATCCAAATGAACCTCATACAGAATTAGAGGACATTGCCAAAGAATTATTGACTAGAGCCGTATTTGAGCACAATAATAAGTAGAAATGTTAATATAGTGGGATGTTGATGACAACCCATGGTATTCGAAAGTGCATTGGCCAACACACTGTTAATTACTTTGGTGACAGGCGGAGTTATATCCGGTCTGGCAGCATTGGCATCCACAGAAACCAAGTTTAAGGTGAAGAAATTCGTCTATGCTCTTGGTTTAGCAACGGTATCAGGATTAGCAGTAGTTCAAACCCAATTTAACGGGATTGTAACTGAAGCAAACGCTATTCCTGTGTTCCTAGCAATCTTTGGTGGAGCCGCAATAGGTAATAGCCTAGTTAAAGTTGGTAACAAGCTAAGAAATTAGAGAAAGAAGAGAATCTTTATTAATTCTCACCCCTTTTTTATTATATATGGCTAAAAGACAGAAGGTACAATTTTTTAAAACTATAACTAAAGATCTGACTGTTACAGATAGTGATAGAAGATTATTTGAAGGATTATTGACCGTAGAAATGGTTGATAAACAGAATGAAATTACTATTGTAGATGAATTAATGAAGGCCTTACCTTTATGGTCTGCAAGAGGAGCACCTATATCAGATACTCATAGTAATAGAATTATTGGTAAAGGATTAAACTTTCAAAAGACTACCGTAGAGGATAATGGTGTTACTTATCCCGCGATTTTAATACAGGCAGAGATATTCAAAGACTATGAATTAGATAATGAGATATGGGAGAAGATTAAATCAGGAGAATATAAGGGACTATCATTTGGAGGGGCAACAAGATCAGATAGACAACCAGTTAGAAATAAAGATGGTAGTATATCATATGCCCTATCAGATTTAGAACATTATGAGGTTGCCGTATGTGAAGATCCAGCAGTACCATTGGCCCTAATTACTAATATCAATAGAATTGCAAAGGCTAATATAACCAAGAATACAAATCTCACTCAGAGAGGAAATGGTAATGTTTGTATCAGGTGTACTAAGTTCGGTTGCTATGTTGATAAGTGGATGGACACAAAGTATACTGACAAAGATCCCAAGCGAGTTGGAGTTGAAGATAAACCCGACCACCCAGAGGGTCAGGAGTGGACTACGACTGATGGAAACAACAAACCCTATCCGTTTCAGGAAGATCCCCCTGCCTTTAAAGCTAGTAAACCTAAACATAAGCCTAATACTATCACGGCCGGTAAACAGGAGGATCCATTAGGACAATGCACAACGATGCACAGTACTGGATTAGGGGCACCCGGAGGGGAGGGCAGTCTAGGAGAGACATCAAACAGTATGGGTATTGGAGGTATTGGTAAAGATGCACTTAATCCAAAAAATGAAGTTCAAGAAGTTATATCACCAGAATCAAGTAGTTATCAGGATATGATTGGTAGTGACGATAAACATGAAATTCTCGACGACGACGAGGGCAAAGAAAAAACAATTACTCCCGGCGAGAACCTTGTCACAGAGAAACCTATTAGGGGAATTAGAGGAACTGGTGGAGAGCGTGGATTTGATCCCATACAAGGAAAGGCTTATCTTCACTGTGTTGATGGTAGTAACTTAGATAAATATGGTTCAGCAGAATATTGTAATGTTGGTATACATGAAGGTCATGATTGTGATAAACCAATAGAAGATGCAATTAAACCAAAAAAGAAAGAAGGTGGTATACAAGCTCAAACAATGAGTGGTGCCAATAGTGAAGATGGAATTAAAGGAAAAGTTAGAGTTGGTATTGATGGAACGGCAGAAGCCTTAAGAGATGCTGATGCTGACCCTGAAGGATTAAATAAAGAAGGTATTATGGTATCAGGTGTTAAAGGCTCATATGAAACGTTTCAACAAGATCCCGGTGACAATAGACAGATAAGTGCCCGTGAACAAAAACCAAAACAAACTAAACATGGACGTGATGAAACTACTACATCTGCCGGACATGAAGATGATGGTTATAGCTTAGGTAAAGTAGCAGATTTAGAAACAGTTAAACTTCGATTAAAGCTATTGGCATTAAAATCTATATAAACATCCTCAGTCCTTCTTATAATAAGGACTTATTATGACAGAAGAAGAAAAAAAACCTGAAGAGGAAAAGAAAGCAGAAGAGGAAGAGAAAAAACCTGAAGACGAGAAAAAGTCTGAAGAGGATAACCGTAGCGAACTAGACAACAAACCTACTGGTAAAAAAGAACCAGAGAATAAATCAGTTCTAGACACGCTAAAGGGAATCACAGCAGCCATTGAAAAACTTGATTCACGTATTGTAAAACAAGACGAGAAAATCAAGGCAATGGAAGAGCCAACTGATTTACCTCTCAAACCAAAACTCACTGACTCCGAAGATATTGGTGACAAGACGAAAGTTCCTGACACCTATCAAAGCAATTCCCAGCAAGCTTCTATTGACGACTCAGATCCTCAAAATTCAATTGAGACTGATCCAGCCAAACTAAGCATGCAAGAGAAAAGCAGAGAGATAAATAAATCTAAGGACGTTGTAAAACGAGCAACTACACAAACTTCAACACCAAGACCAAGCGCTTATCAACGAGTTGAGAAAGCAATTGCCGATGGTGAAGCAAATCCAAATCCAGTTCTTGCTGATGCAAGAGCAGTTGGTTATGAAGGCTTGTCACAAATTGCACGTAATATAATGAAAGGTAAATACTATGTCCCAACCGAAAAAGAGGTACCACTATGGTAAACCCATATCAACTCACCACAATTGATGAGTTAGAGGCACTTCACTACGGATGGAATAGAAACTTCCTACAAAAAGCTGATGCACGATTGCAAACTTGTACAACTGGTACATTTAACGCCGTATTTGGCGCATATGCATGGGCACAGCTTAATCTTGAAGCAAACGCATTTGGTATTCTACCAAAGTATCCTTGGGATAAATCTGGATGGAGGGTTATTACCGCCAAAGCAGATAGTATTGACTTTTGTTGCATGAACTGTTGTGTCACCGTATTAGGTGGTACCCCAGAAGGCGGAATTATTGCCGACGCAGTACTTCCAACATTTGCAGAAATAGATATTAAACCAAGAACAGTACAATATCCAATAGCCGTTTCAGAAGTAATGGAATGGTTAGCAACACATTCTAAAGACGACATATGGGGTGGACTAGGTTCACTACGATTGTTCGGAGCAGTTCAACATAAAGAACTACTTAATAGAATGTTACTCGCAGACGTAGAAGCAGAAGCAGCCGCATGTTGCTGTGCTTATCTAGGTACTGACGATTGGGAAACACTTGATAGAATTGTTTCATCTGATGCAGAGGAAGATGTAACTGGTGGAGGAGGCTCTGGCTTCTATGATCCATGGACACCTGACACAACTGTAATAGATAGAGACGCTGTAAGTGCCGCATTTGATACAACCGTTATTTCCCCAAGTGGAACTATTGGTACAAATGGCGTACTAACTGATGATACCTTAAGAACATTCTTAAGAACAATCAGAGTACAAGCAGGCAAAGATCCAAACGTATTCCTCGGTTCACACGAAGTTTATTCCGAAGTTCAAGGATTGTACATGCCAAGTGTTCGTATTGCGAACCCATATGGCGAAGCCCTAGTACAGATTGACGTAAACGGAATCCAAACATTCAAGGGAACCGGAGTAGGTATTCATGTAGACTCTATTTATGGAGTTCCATTCATTCCATCCAAAGACGCACCAAGCAATGCTTGTGACGCCAATGAGATTGGAAGACTATTTGCATTAGATACATCTGATGCAGAAGGATATGGTTATCCAAGATTGGGTATCATGATAAACATACCAACTGAATACTATGAAGCAACAAGACGTACACCGGGATATCCTTATATCACTGGTAGATTTGCAGAAGAAGGACTCTTTAGGACAATGGGTCAAACCGTTTGTCGACACTTTAGGTCGCAAGGTAAGATCCGAGATATTAGCCTATAGAATCTATAGTACTATCTCAGCATTTGAAAACTAGCCTCTTTGAAGATGGGTTTGAAGAGTTTTTTTATTACCACACACAATCTTTATAAACCAAAACGATAACCTATATCTATATGGCACTTGTATCAACAGTGAACTCAAATTTCCAAAGTATAACTGGAAAGACTCTGAGTAAACAATCGGTTTTAACTAGTAGAATTAAAGAAGCAGTTATTTGCTTTGCCATTGGAGCCTGTGCTTATCCAGCATGTGCCGCAGGGTACGCAGTTGACTTATCAGCAGGTGGAAGAATTACTACTTTATTAACTGTTCAAGTTGGAAATCATTCCGATGGAGCATGTAACATAGATGGATATGCAGTAGAATATAGATTTGCAGCCTGTGATGCCGCAGCTACAGGAACACTTCATTTCTTTGAAACAGGAGCAGTAGTCGCTACACCTTTAGATGAAATACCAGCTTGTGCCGCAGATGTTCAATGTTCAACTCATAGATTTCACGTAACTGGATTCTAAAATTATAAACTTTATTAATCAATAGCATTATTCATTATATATATGGGCGATAAGAATAATATAGTCGAAGTCGGTATGTGTGACGTTCTTGTTAAAACAGGTCATTCGATTCTGAAGTCAATTTATACATCTCAAACAGGTGATAGAGATTGGGTTATAAGAAATGGAGTAGATGCTTGTGGAACTGCCGTAATGACTGTTGATTTAGTTGGAGCCACCAGTGGTGAAATAAGTATGCCCTACATCAATAAACCTATGAATTGTGGTATTTTTGTTGATATTGGTGCCGGCACGGTTGGTACAATAGTTATAGTTTTCGAATAATATATTTAAGACAATAGATATAATTCATTATATATGGCGTGTCTTACTGACTGTATGTTAATATCGTGGATTGGATTAGAGGGAGTTGCCACTGATTGTTTTGCCTGTAATAATGGAACTTGGACAGGTACAGAAACATATACAAACTGTACTCCAATGTGTACATGTATGGCGGCACGTTTTGATGGATGTAGTGTAATACTTTTAGCGAATGAATGTAATTTTGATATAATTAGTCCAGCTAATGCCTTTAGTATGTCGGCATGGGTTAAAAGTTCTGTAGATGGTGAGCAATTTATAATAGGAAAATCTACTCAATTAGGTTCTCTTGATGCCGGGTGGTATTTTGGAAATAGGTTAACAGGATGTTGCAGAATAGAATTTGGTATGAAGAATTCATGTTTTGGAATAGGTTCAATTAGAATATGTATGACAGGTGTATTTGATGGATGTTGGCACCATGTAGCCTTAACTAAACCAGCTAGTACGGCACCAGCCTGTTCAACTCTGTATGTTGATGGAATAGTAGGAATGTGTATTGTTACATCAGGTACTTATACAGGTGGAGTAAATAATAGGCAAGTGTCAATAGGAGCAGGGGAGACATTAACTAGACCAATATGCGGTGATATTGATGAGGTAAATATATGGAGTATAGAATTAACTTCATGTGATATACTTAGATTATATAATGTGGGATCGGGAATAAAGTATGTAGATTTACCTTTTGATTTTCCACCTTCTTGTGCCCCAACTAAATTCGTTTCTAGTGAAGACATTACAAGAACTATATCTAGAGGAGATAATTCTAATATTATATCAAGTAAAGATGTTTCTAATTCTATATCTATAGGAGATGCTTCTAACACCACATCAAGTAAAGATGTTTCTAAATCAATAAATAGAACGCAGTAAATATAGTATTATATATGGCCGGGTCTATCAATATGAAAAGACATGATGTAAACTATACCGTAAAAGTAGGTTCTAGAAAAACATTAACTTTAACATTAAACTGTCCAGATACAGGATGTGCAGTAAATATGGCATGTGTCTGTACATTTAATACTGGTACTTGGAAAGTATGGAGGCCTAGTGGAGTTTCATTATTTTGTGGGGCAATAGTATATTCATGTAGAGCCGGGGGAGTAATTACTTATACCTTGGGAGCATGTGATGTTAATACTATTTGTGAAGCAGGTATATGGGAAGGAGAAGTAGAATATCTTGATTGTATGTGTGTTGTATCAGATCAGTCTGGTTCATTCGGGTTTACCGTAGAGGAGAGTTTCTAATGGTAGCTACATATGCCTCAGTTGAAGACATTGCAGATTTCTTAAGAATACCTATATGTGCAACAACCGTACCAAATGATGATCAAGTAGTAAAATTAATTGAAAGGGCACAAGATAAGATTGACCGTAGAACAGGTCATGCTTGGAGATTAAGAACAATAACTCATGAATATCATGATATGCCTTTGATTTATAATTTTGGATGGGGTACATTAGTTTCATTACATCATAGAATGGCACAATCTTTAGATGCTTGTGCAGGTGATAAAATAGAAATATGGGGTGGTACATCTGGAAGTTTCAGTGATGTTACAGATCAAATAGGTGGTAGATATGAACAAATTCCAGAAAGAGGAGAAATATATTTCAGAGGATTTTTGTTTAGTGTAATGAGAAAAAACAGATTAAGATTTACATATAGATATGGAGGAGAACCGGGAGATTGTCCACTATCAATTCCAATACCAGAAGATATAGAAGAGGCTGCCGTAAAGTTGACGGCAATAGAATTCTTAACATCATCCTTCCGTATGGATCAATTACCATTAGGTGCAGAAAATCAATTAGATATAGATAAAATTGTTAACAGATGGCAATCAGATGTCGATAGAATAATACGTAATAGAGAGGAGATATACGTAATTACCACATAGATGTTTAAAATACTAGATGGAGATTGGGAAATGTTTAAGGAGAAGCTTATGGAAGACATAGGATTTGATCTATTAGATGATCTACAAAAAGAGATACAACAAATTAAAAAACACTATGATGGTGCCGCAGATGATATTAAATGGTATAAAGATGATGCCGTAGTCGGTAGTACTAAATGGGCACCAGCTACAATCAATCAGGGTATGATACCCGGTACAATGCCAAATATAGATAACATTAGAGATTGGGTAAGAAATACTAAAGATGGTGGAAAGAATGTAAATATGTCTGATAGTGAAATTAATGGTATTGCATGGAGAGTTGCAAAAAAAATAAAAGATAAGGGAATAGATCCTATATGGTATGTTGATGCCGTATTATCAAGATGGGAATCAGGTGTAGGTATTCCAGAAATGTCATTTAAAGATATTATATTTGCTGGTGATTCACCATTACCATTTGCAGATTATATAACTTCTAAAATAACAGGTGAAAAATTATGACCGTAATTACTTATGATGTAGTGAATGATTTAAAAAGTGTGATGGCTACAGATTGGAATAAAAATAAAATTAATAGTGCCCCGAAACCTGATATTCAAATTATATGGGATGTTAAAAGTGCAGGATTTGGAGGAGGTACTAGAGCTAGAGTATATATTACTCCTATGCCAGAATCTATAAGACCATTTCAATTACATGGAGATGCACATTGGCATGAATTAGTGTTAAAGGTAGATGTAAGATCCTATAAGGGATTAGAGAACCATAATAATATAATTAAAACTGTATCAAATACATTAAAGAATATAATTAGAAGAGGTACAGAGGGATTCTTAGATGTGATAATTATTGGATCAGAAGATATGAGTTCAGAGATGAGGAATAAATATAGAACAGTTTTAACCGTAAAATATAGAGATGTGAACTCCTTTACTTTTGTATAAACTTTATAAACAAATAGGCGTGATAGTATAATATGGTAGTTCAGACTGGTGCGTATGCATATGTCCAATATGATTTTGAGACAAATTTTGATGAAGCCACATGTGTTTCCTGTAGAAATAAGGTATGGGGACTAGAACAAAAGGTATCTGGATGGACTTGGACAAATTCTCCAATTATATTAAATCAATTAGGTAGTGTAGAAGTTAAGACATATGCCTATGGTCAGGCCAGAGGTTCTTTAAGTTTAGATTATGTTGTTAGCAATCCTTGGTTCCTGTCAACTATATTTGATAGAAATTGTATGGCCTGTTTATTCCCATCAGGATGCCCAGCACCATTTACGTATACTTGGTGTAGTACTGCATCAACTTGTACTAAGACCGTAGAATCAATGTCTATAGAAGTAGGTGTTGAACAACAAGTTGCATGTATGGATACCGTAAGAACTATAGGAGGAGCAATAGCAAATTCTATTACATTAAGAAGTTCAATAGGAGAACCAGTTAGGGCAACAGCCGATATAGCATATGCCACAGAGACTAGTAGTGCAATCGCTGATGTAAGTCCAACAAGCGAAACTGTTGGTAGAGCCGCATGTCAGTTTGAACCATATACATTTGCTCATGGAGCATTAACAGTATGTAACAGTTGTTGTTGTGTAACTATAGCAGAACTACAATCATTTGATATATCACTTAACCAAAATGCAGACCTTTTGTTTGCTCATGGTTGTAATCATGCCAGTTCAGCATACCGTAAAGTATTTGAAATGACTGGCTCATTTCAGGCACCGTGGATTGATTATAGTCAACTTGATAAAATATATGCTCAGATTGAAGATAACTGTGCGACATTTGCCCGTGAAGATCCAACACTAACTATAGTATTAACTAACGGTGGTGCAGGGGCCGCAGCCAGAACAATTACATTTGCATTTACTGGTATTCTATTAAGAGATCATAATACTGCCGCAGAACCAGTTGAACCTATATTTGAAACACTTAATTGGCAAGCTAGAAGTGCCGTAGTTAGTGCCATCAATGCTAACTCAGCAGAGCCATAGCCCTTATATAATAGTCTAATGGTATTAATAATATGGTATTAAAGACTTTTGAAATAGATTATAAAGGTAAGAAAGAAATCGTAGAATATGAATCAGATGTTGAATATGGTATTATTGCCCCGATTTTAAGAAACAATGTAGATGCCAGTAATCCAATGCAAAGTAAAGTAAATATACCAGATTATCAAATGGCCGTATTACAAAAGGTAATTACAAAGGCACCATTTGACTTCCATATAATTAAAAAAATATATGAACTACCCGGAAGGACTGTTGTAACACTCATTGATCATGTGATGGACGACTATGCAATGGGCATTTTTTTAGAGGGATGGATGAAAACATTGCTAGGTTCGGAGAATCTGACACAATTTATTTCGGAATCTATGCCTTCTGCGCCGCAACCTTCGGATGGGATAAAGAGCAAACCGACAAACAGCCCGTCCACTGGCTCAAAAACATCTCAGATTTAATACGTTCCCAGAAAATTAAAATAGGTTAACACTAATCCTATTATATATGGCAGAGTATACTCTTAAAGTCCAAGTAGATCCTTCTCAACTAAGAACACAATTACAGGCCGCATTAGGTAAAGTAAATATGGGTAAATTATTTACTGGTGGTGGAGGAGCTTCTGGTGGAATGGGAGGAGCAGGATTCACTCCCGGACAAAATCAAAAAATGTTTGATAAAATGCATAAGCTATTAGAACTACAAGTTAAAAAAGCAGAGATGTCAGAGCGTACACAAAAGAAAGGTTGGATGGGAAAGTTCGGCCCTAGTATAATGAAGTTGGCAGGTATCACTATGGGGTTAGCAGCCTTAAGACAAATAGGAACTGCCCTAATAGATTCATCTCCATTGTTACAGGCCATGGCAAAGATAGGTAACACGGCCTTCACTTTATTCTTAAGACCATTTGGAGATTTTATTGGATTCTTACTTAGACCATTCCTTATCTTAATGTTAAAGCATGCCATTCATTTCTATAAATTATTTGGTGGTGCCAATGCATTAGCAGCAGTAGGTACGTTTACAGAGAGATTAACAGGTACCAATGAAGAAGGTGAATTTGACCTTGGTAAGTGGTTAACAACCGTATTTGCAGGAGGAGGTAATCCTTTGACTGGTGCAATAAGACAAGGAATAGGAGATATGTTATTGACATGGGTTGCTGATATATTTGACTTTAAGGTTCCATTACCTATGTTTGTTGGTTATAGAAGAAAAGATGAGCCAACTGATGAAGAAAAAATAGAACAGGCACAAGAGGATGCAAGAGATGAAGCAACTAAGACTGATATACGTCCTTGGGAACAACATGCTATAGATAATCCCCCAACACAAGAAGATATAGATTTAATAAATGATCCAGACGAATATAAAAAGAAATGGATGGAGAAATTTCTAGGTGAAAATGACCCAGCTACTATTGAAAATTTTGCAAATCTAGATAAAAAAGATAAAGAAGAACAGAAACAACTAGAATCAGCAGAACAATCAACATTAAACATGATAGATATGAGTGCAAAATTCGGGGCCATAAAAGATTTGGCAGAAGAATCATTATCACAAGGAGCAGATCCAGCTAAAAATATGATGATACAAATTGCACGTAGATATATAGCAGCACGTAACGCAGGTATATCTGCCAGTGATGCCATAATAAATATTGCCGATATATTTAAACAGGCAGAAGAAAATATCATTTCCAGACTTAGGGCATTAGCAGCAAGTAAGAAATCAAGTGGAGAAACTTCTTCATCTGCAAAATTGGCACAACAGATTTTATCACAGGGTACTGATTTATTAACTCCCGAAGGTGGATTTCAATCAGGTATTATAGATACAGGTGATAGAGGAAAAGCCATTGCAAAATATAGATCAACAATTAATGCCATAATACAGTATAACGCTGCATTAGGTGAAGGTGCATATCAAAAATTATATAGAAATAATGAAATGTCACAATTAGATGATGATACATTAAAAATGTTAGCAGGTATGGGAGATAGTCAAATGGCAGGAGTGTTAAGAGGTATAGGTGGATTTTCATTAGCACAAGGAGGGGTTATAAATGAACCTGTAGTTGGTAGAGGTTTACGTAGTGGAAGACCATACATGTTAGGTGAACAAGGTGCCGAGACAGTAACTCCCGGAATTGGTGGTAGTGGTGGAGGAGATAGTTTTGTTGCACACTTTCATATTACTGGTGTTAACCCCGACCAATTTGAAACAATGGTAAAACCAATGGTATTCAGATGGTTAAACGAATTAAAATCTAATAGAGGAATAACGTAGATGTCTGATTTTATATTAAGATGGCGTAGTCGTTGTTGTAATACAGTAAAGTTTCAAGGTATGTGTTTAACTCCTGCTGCCTATCCAAACCTAACATATCATATACCTAACTTGGCATCTTTTAGTATTGACTTAGATACTCCAATAGATATTATTAGATTACCACAACAGGGAGCAGAATGTACATTTGTTATTAAGACACAGGGTAATGCACAAACTATGAACGTATCATGGACAATAATTAATGAGACAGGTAATATTGTTACTATGGTAGACGAATTAGATGGTAATTGTGGTAGAGAAGGCCCGGTATTAACAGTATGTTCACAAATAGATTTCTTATTTAATACTATGGAGAATAGAGGAATTAACCATGAATGGGATTTCTTTGTAGGTGATAGTGATTATCAAGACGATAATATGTGTATGCAATTATGTGTTGCTCCCGGTGCCTGTATGCCAGTAATTACAGATGCTCAATCTAACACAGCATTTAACTCATCTTCAGAATTTAGACGTCATGCAAAACTTAGTAAATTAGTTGTAAGTAAATCATCGGCAACTCCTGTTACATATACTGCAAACTTATCTATGGTAGTTGGAGAAAGATTATTAACAGTTGATGAAAGTTGTCAGCCAGCAGAAACATGTCCGTGATCTAAATGGCTAGAGCAAAATTCTTTATTAATGGCGCCCAAAAACAATTAGTTAAATCAATTGTAACAAAACAAGGATGTAGGGCAATAGATCAGGCATGTTTTACTATACCACATACTATTAATGTTGAAGTAGATAATGATCTACACTATATACAAGACATAGTTGACTTAACTAATCTTAAAGGTATGTGGACATTTGATTGTCATACAGGTGATGAAAGTGGATACGAACATCATGGTGCAGGTTTAGTTAATATACCATCTGCCCTAATAAGATATGAATTTGATAGATGTTGTAATATTAGTACTGCAACTCTTCCATTAACTGCTGTAATTTGTGGTTGTGGAACTAATGTATATACATCATGTAGTAAAGTTGGATGTAAGGCATTCTGTTTTAATGGATGTTCTTCATTAATAATACCGTGTGAATGTAAGTTTGATTTTAGACAAGATCAAAAATGGAGTATTGCATTATGGATATATCCTACAGTGGCATGTGCAAATCAAGGGTTAGTTGTAAAGAGAGATGCATTTACATGTGATGGTGGTTATAGTTTAGAAATAAACGCCTGTAATAATATACAGTTTGATATAGCAACCAATGTAACAGAGAATAATATAACATCCATGTGTACTATACCATTATGTATGTGGACACATGTGGCAGCAACATTTAATGCCTTAAGTAATAGAAGTGGAATGAAATTATATATCAATGGATTATTAGATACTACTGGTACATGTATGGTAATAGGTACTCCCGTAATTAATTGTTGTAGTGTAACTCTTGGTGCCTCTTCCGTTGCAGGATGTAAATATACTGGTAGAATGGATGATGTTTATATCTTTAAAGATAAAACATTAACAGTAGGACAAGTTAAGGCCATATATGATAGAGGTAGTATATCATATGTAGAAGGTAAATGGGGTAATGCTGCACAATTTGATGGTGTGGCTGGTCATGTTACTGTTGAAGATAAGGCTCCCCCAGATCCTAGATTTGGTTCATTAGTGGCACAATATAAATTTGAGTGTGTTGTAACAGATGATAGAACAGATGGGTGTCATTGTGGAACTGTTACTGGATGTACTACATTTGTTGCATCTATAATTGACTGTAAGGCCTTTAGTTTTAATGGTTGTACTAGAATTAATTTATGTTGTTCCGCAGATTTTAGTTTTGCTAAAACTCTACCATTTGCATTTGGTGGGTGGATAAATGTTGGTATGTGTGCAGCAGGTAATGATATTATATTTTCAAAACGTCTTGATTTAACTGCTGGATCTAGAGGATATAGTTTACATTTTGATAATACATGTTGTAGACCTGTGTTTCAAATATCAGATGGTACGTGTATATATAGTGTAAGTGGTGCAGCATGTAGTTTACCTTCTTGTGAATGGCATCATGTGTTGGCAGTCTATGATGGTGGAGGAGATAATGCTGGTATGAGTTTAATTATTGATGGTGTAGAAACAGTTAGCACTACTGCATGTGCAATAACTAGTACTATAACTAATTGTCTTACTGCATCTATTGGAGGAGGTAATGCAGGAGCATGTGATTTTTGTGGGTTAATGGATTGTATAAGATTTTGGAATACTTGTCTAACAGAATTTGCAGGTAAGGCATTATATAATGGTACATTTTCACAATTAACTGGTGAGTATGAAATTGTTGGATGGATAAAGGCAACACAGAATTGTTGTGATAGAAAAGTGTTTACTAAATCTACTGCCTCATGTAACGGTATAGAGTTAATATTAGAATGTGCCACAACGGCAGGGCCGGGATTTACATCTAGTGGATTTACTGCATCTGGATTTACAACTACTGGTGCCGTAGGTTTATGTACACTTACATATAGACATAACTGTACAACATTAACTTCAACTACTGATGTGGTAGATTGTTGTTATCATCAATTTAGAGTAAGAAAAGATGCATGTAATTTAATATCTCTATATGTTGATAATGTATTACAAGATAGTTGTACTGATGCCACTGATGCCACAGTAGAAACTCCATTAGAATTTGCCACATGTAATAATAGAACTTGTTTCTTTGATGGTAATTTAGATTCAGTTAGATGGTATGCAGGTGGTACTGTTATTAATACTGAAGTATGTAGTTTATTTAACGTAATTAATCCCATAAGTATAGACAAATTTGGAGGTAGAGCTACTAAGATTAATAAAATGATAACAGCAAAGAAAGTAGTGGCACAATCATTTGGTAAATCACTGGCAGAAGTAGAAGTAAGACCTACATTATATAATTGTAGATCACCGGAATTTATAGTGCATGATTTAATAGTAAACAATACAGATTTCATATCAGTACCTTTTAATGGTAGATCTGGTATAACTATAACACAATATTTTGCAGATGGAAAACTGTTTGATATAGTAGATGATTTACTTACATTATTTGGTGCCACATTTTATACTACTGCCCAGAAATTATTCTTCTGTGTGTTAAGAGAATTTAGTATTAAACCTAATGTATTTAGACATGGATGTAATACTAGTGTATTTGAAACAAAGTTTAACGATACTGAGTTAGTTAATGATTTAACTGTACTTGGTGAAAACAAACGTTATCAAAAAATAGAATTATTAGACGGTGATGGTTCATCTTTTGTATATTGTTTGGCAGAACCGGCAATATCAACAAGAGTAGAACATCCTGTTGGTACAGAATTATTGGCAGAAGTAGACTTTGCAGTTAATCCACAAAGAAGATTATTAACATTTGCCTGTGCTCCTGCTTGTGGTATGTGTAATATATTAGTAGCATATGAATTTGAACGACCATTATTTATGAGAAGTAAATCACAATCAAGTATAGATAAATTTGGTGTGCATGCAAAGAGACTTGTGTTATCTTGGATACAAACAAGATCTGATGGTCTTAATTTTATGAATGGTTACCTTAATAGATATAATGATATACGGAAGAATTTGATTATAGATCACCCATTTTTATTATCATCGTTAAGAGAGAATGATGTAATACGTGTGATTAATAGTATTAAAGAAATAGATAGTACATTTGTAATTAAAAGTCTCAAGTGGGAATACCCTGAATTTAAAACTACATTAACTGTTGGAGAATATACATTCGACGACTTTGAATTTGATAAACAGATTGCCAGAAAGATACATGATTTGGAAAGTGCCATCTCTACAATTAAAGATCTTAGAGACTTTGAAGGCCCAGAAGAATTATTGGCATTGAGTGATGTAGTAACTGTTGCAAATAATGATGCATCATTTACAGAGTGTTTAGGAATTACTGATACAGTTTGTGTAACAGAAATGTTTGATGCCGTTTACGATGAAATGTGTTGTACTACAACTTATGATGGGAACGATGCATATGTATAATCTATATAAGATTCAAATGAGGAGATATATATATGGCGTTTAAAGAAGCTACTGATTGTTGCCCCGGAACAGCAGTAATTTATGGTGCCCCAGATTTACTAAAAGTAATGCAGTTTTTCAATGGAAAAGCCATTACTGGATGTTGTCCTGTATTAGTTAGAGATACTATATTCAGTGTATCTGATGCCTGTGATACTTCAAAGAGAATTAGATTTAATGTATGTCCTTGTATATGTGCCTGTATTACAAGAGTTGTAACTGTACCAGATGCAAACCTTACAATTAATAGATGTCTAGTCGTATCCAATTTAGCCAATGCCACAGATGGAGAATTAATAACATGGAATTGTATGGCTGTAGCTGCTACAGTAGCAGTTGGAACAGTAGGACATTTTCTTAGATCAGGTGGTGTTGGTGTAGCACCTGCTTTTGCAGAAATAAAACCAACAGAATCATTCGTTGTAGCAGTAGGAGATGAAACTACAGCCTTAACTACAGGAACAGCAAAGGTAACATTCCGTATGCCATATGCATTTACAGTGTCAGCAGTAAGAGGTAGTGTAACTACAGCCCCAGTAGGAGCTGCAATATTAACAGTAGATATACATGAAACTGGTACTACTATAATGGCTTGTTGTAAAATAGAATTTGATTCAACAGAATTTACATCTACTACCGCATGTATGACACCAGTTGTATCAGATACTTCATTGGCTGATGATGCACAAATGACCATTGATGTAGATATAATTGGATGCTGTGTTGCAGGTGCAGGACTTAAGGTATATATTATAGGTACAAGAACATGAGTAATTACGTTATTAATCCATCTAGATTTGAAGTATGTTGTCCTTCTTGTTGCCCATTTGCTTCTATATATGAGGCTAAACAGGCATTAACTACAGTACAAAAACAAAGATTTGTATGTTGGTTTAGTGGTACTTCTTTATCTTCTATTTGGAATCAAACATGCTGTGCTGGTACTGGAACATTTGCTATGTCAGATGGTATAGACCAAGGATTTAGTATAACTGCTGGAACTACTGCTAATAATTCATCTAATATGAATTTTAATGGTATACAACATTATGATGAAGATAGTCTATGCTTCATTGCTGTTGCACAAAGAGTAGGTGCTGCCTCTGCTGCCCAAATTGGGTTAAGTTCTATCACTTCATTAGGTGGGGCTGCTCAGTATGCAATGTTATCTAATGATACTGCTCAAACTTGTTGGATATTAAATGTTGATGATGGTACTTGTAATACTGTTATTTGTACATGTGTTGCTATTTGTACAAACTTCAGGACTGTTAAATTAGATTATATGTGTACTTCAATAGATGCTTTTTTTGATTGTAGTGCCTGTTCTGCTGCGACAAGGTGTGGTCTAGTACCAACGGTAGGACAAAACCCTTTATTCAGAATCTTTAATCGTTGTGGAGGAGCAGGTAAAGAAGGTCGTATTAGATATTTGGAGGTATATAATACTTAGCGGTGGTGAATGATATGGCAAGACAAGCAAGAGTTGACAGACATACGGCACAAAAGAATATTAAAATACCTAAAGGTGTTAGCATAACATGGCATAATAGTACAGACCCAAAGGAGGCTACTATAACTGCTGCTACTGACATACTAATTGATGAGTTTAAAACTAACGCACAGAGTACGACAGAAATAATTGCTAAACATGATTTTACAATACCTTCACCTGAACCTGACCCAGTACCAGACCCAGAAACAATAAAACGTAATCAGGCAAAAGAAAACTATAATGCAAAATTAGAACAGGAAAAAATAGATGGTATTCAAGCGGAGTATGATAAACTCTAATGGTAGAAGCATCATTATATGAGCATTTATTTCCACTAACTACTGTAATGAAACAGAGGGTGGTAGAACACTTTGATGGAGACATATTATGTGCTGATAGATGGACACTTTCACAAATATCTGGATGTGGTGGTACTGTGGCAATGAATGATGCAGTAAATGGTGGTGTACGAGTTTCAAGTGGTGCTACTAACGGTAATAGTTCTGAAATAGATTTTTGTAATATAAGACAGTATTGTGACTGTGCTTCTGTATTCATAACAGTTTTCAAACTTGTGGGTACAGTTTCTCAACAACTTCAGGGTGGTTTATTTGGTGATGTTGCGGGTGGTACATCATTTTCTATTGTAGGAACAGATACATTTAATGATGCCTGTTGTTTTAATATGTTTACATTTGATGGTACGTGTTCTTCATATCAATCTTCTTGTGTGGCATTAGATACAAGTGCCCACTCACATAAGGTTGCATTGAATATGTGTAATAATGAATGGACTATAGATGGTGGGTGTGTATGTGTTACAAAGACTACTAACTTACCTACTACTAAATTACAGCCGGGAATGTTTACAAGGGCAAGGTCAGCAGGGGCTAAGAGTATAGATTTGATTTATTACGAGGCGTATAATACATGACCTTTCCTAGTGTATATGAAGTAACTGATGTTCTTTGTACTGTACGTAAGACTAGAATGTGGTGTTGGTTTGATGGGGATACCCTACATCCTAGATGGACTACACAATGTGATGTTTCTACTCCCACATTTCAAATGGTAGACGCAATAGATGAGGGATTTGAGATTTTAACTAATCTCAATGGAGAAAGAGGTATTATTAATTTTTGTGGAATACGACATTATTGTGATGATTCAGCAGTTATGATTGCAGTAACTAGAAGAGTTACTACTGATACTCAAACAGCAATTGGTTTTAATGAAGGATGTTCTTTATTTACTGGTAACTGTGCATATGCAATAGCAACAGATGATACTGGTGAAGCTGGTTGTAATAAAATATTAGCAACTGCCAATACTGCTGCAAGTTGTCAAGGTAGTACAGCTACATGTACACCAAGAGATACATGTTGGACTACTTATAAAATATGTATTGTTGATGCATGTTGTGTAACATTGGCTGTTAATGGTACAGTAGAGGCAACAAGAACTACTTTTCTACCTGATGTTCGTATGCAACCAGCATTTCAAGGTCGTTCAAGGGCAGCAGGAACCAAAAACTCAAGGATAAGATATATGGAGGCCTATAATAAATGAGTAAATATCATACTAGAAGAGTAAGTTCTAATCAAAATAATTGGAAGAAGATGGCAATAGATTTTGGTCTTACTCCACAGAAAGAATTAAGGGATGCATTTGCAAGAGGTACTCAATTAAATAGTTCTTATAGATATATCAGATCAAATATAACATGGAGAAAACATCCAATATTTCATAGGAATACCATAGCTCAAGTGGCATTTGCCAGTTCAGATGAACCAAAGGTTATGAGAATTATTAACAAATTCGGGGGGAAAATAGTACCATTAAAAGAAAACTCAATACAAAATGGAAGAAAAGAAACTAATCTATCAGGTACTACATATAATTATGAAGGGGTAAATGAATATATAAATATAAAAGAAGAGGATGTTATAGCATGGGCATAAATTCTAGAGAAGAGGTAATTCCATTAAAAGGTCATGTTAGAGTTAGGGCATGGAAGAAATTAAAAAATGGTGGAGAAGTGATGGTTCATGATCATACTATTAAAAACCTTATTGTTAATGTAGGTAAGGATAGTATATTAAAATATTTAGGCGGCCCATTAATTGCCTGTTGTACTGATTCTGGATTTGCTCAAAAAATAGGTGCTGGTGATAGTAGTACCCCCGCCGCATTATGTCAGACTAATTTAGTTGGGTGTATGATATTATGGAAAACTATAGCAACAGGGTGTAAGGTATACATTAGACCTACACTATTTATATCAGTTGATTTTGGATATTCTTGTGCAAACTTTACATGGAATGAACTGGGATTGGGAGATAGTAATGGTGATCCCCCAACTGGTGCCTTATGGGCAAGACAAGTAGATTGTACACCACTAGTAAAAGACAGTAGTAAACGAGCCATTGTAGAGTGGCAGTTGAGTCTATGACCCGTGTACTCATACCAAGAGGCCCATGTTGTTCTGCCAAAACTGTATCATCTACAGATTTTGAAAGTTATTTTTCTGATATAATAAATGATTATATTGTAACTGGATTTTGTTTAGCTGCACAATGTCCTAATATATTAGCCGCAAATATTGCAACTGGTAAAGGTAGACAATGTGGATTATATGTTGAGAATACTATAACATGTTCTGTTACATGTTTAGCTGCATGTATGACTACATTTGTATATATTCAATTAAATAGGGATGCCATGTGTAGACCATGTAATTTTACATTTGCTACTAATACTACTGGGTGTGCTCCCTGTGAGGCACAAGTAATAGGATCTGCTACAACTAATTGTAGTACTGTTACTTCTGTAGACAATACTTTAAAACAATTAGAGGCTATAACTGACGGTTCTCCAACTGGGAGTATAACTATGTTTGGTGGAACTTTAACCACAATACCTACTGGATGGCTATTAGCTGACGGTTCAACAAGAAGTACAACTACATGTGCAAGATTATTTGATGTAATAGGATTTCAGTTTGGTGGAATGTGTTGTTGTTTTTGTTTACCAGATTTACAAGCTAAATTCTCTAGAGGAGCACCTGCTTGTTGTCAACCCGGTGGTACTGGTGGTGTAGATGCTGTTACTTTAACAGGGAATCAGTCAGGTGTTCAAACTCACGTTCATGGAGGAGTTCATGACGCTCTTTCTTGTGGAACCACTATTGGTGGTGCCTGCCATATAGCATCGGCTACTAGTAATACAGGTGGTGTAATATCTGCTCCTATATCAGCTATTTGTTCACACACTAATATACCTGCTTTTGTTGCAATGTTGTACATAATCAAAACATAACTAATATCGTTAGATTTATATTAAGGCCTATTGAAATTTAACTATTGGTACTCAAAAGTGACATAGAAGAAGAGGTTTATTTTAGATATAGAAAGGCACAACAAGAGGTATTACATACTGATAGATTAAATTGTATACATGTCAGTGATTTAATTAAACCATGTAATAGAAATGTTATTTACTCTAAAATATGGCCTGAAGAATGGAGAAGTACCAACTCTGAATCTCAGAAGTCTCTGTTCTTCGGTCAATTATTACATAAGGCAATACAATTAGATAAAAGAAATGAAGTTCCTTTACTATGGAATTATATTAATGATAAAGCTTTTGATCTAAAAACTACATTAAAGTCAGAGTTAGCTGGTCTTGAAGAACACCCATGGTATTATATTAGTGGTAGTATAGATGATATAGTTCAAGTAAAGGATGAAGATGTACTAGTTGATATGAAAACTACTGGTAGTATAGATTATTTTAAATCTGTATATTCTGGTAGGTTTAAAAAGAATGAAGGACATGTAGCCCAGTTAAATATGTATAGAGTATTATATAATAAGGTATTCAATAAGGATATAAAATGGGGTGTAAATATATATATTGATAACTGTGTTAGTAAAGAGACTAAAGAAAAACCTATTGTAATACCATTTAAATTAGAAAAGTTAGAAATCACTGAACCAATAATGAAAGAGAGAGCAGGTAAGATTCATGATTTTATGACCAAGGGTGTATTACCCGGACGAACTAAGAACTATTTATGTGATGGAATGTGTGATTATGCAACCAAATGTTTCCAAGATAACCGTAATAAGTTCACTGATAGTTTATAACGCCCTAAATAAAAACTGGTGTAATAAACATTGTTCTTATTGGGGTAAGATATGGAGAGATAATAGATGAAATTCTATTTTAATGCCAACAACTCAACGCAGTTAAAAGCCTTGACCGAAGTAGGCGTAAAGAATATTCTAGTCTCCTATAAATATTTGAAGAATTCGATCTCGAAATTACATAAAGACTTTGAGAATATTGTAATGGTTTCTGGGGCGATAGAAAATGTAGATCCCTATTATTCCTATGTAAAGACATACTTAGATTCATTAACGCTAGCCGTGCAGTACGATGTACCAATGAATTTGGAATTGACACTGAAATATTATTTGAAAGGAAAGGATGATGGGTTAACACCAGTTCTGACAAGAAATTATCTCTCACATCTATCTCAATTAAAACTTGAAGAGTCTACATATATATGTTTGGGTAAATTACAGGGTAGAATAGAAGAGGAAGAACAGATAAAAAAACTACCATTATTACATAAGTATCATGGTCTTGCGAAAGGAAGATTTATTAAGAACCACATGCTTACCTCAGTTGATAGCTCTGCGTGGTTATCAGGGGTACGCGGGCGGAAGACTGATGTTTACGACGGTGCCCCTATTACTTTTGGACGAAAAGGAATATCTGAACAATCTCGTTTAAGACAGATACTATCGAATCATAAAGACGAGCTAGAAGAATGTCAGGTAAAAGAGGAGTCGGTAATTGAAGGAGATTATAACTCATTACTTAAGATTACTCATGCTCTCTATTATAGACCGATGTTTCATTCTTTAGGGATCTTGGAAGAAAATTATGCCAAATAACATCATACAATGCATAGAATAATCCGTGTTTCTCATACTGTTTGCTCTCTATAAACTTAGCTTTATAATATTCATTAAATAATAGTCTACCAGTTTTAATTTTAATACTATCATCAACTAACATTATGCTCTCTGACCTTCGGGGGGAATATCAATAATAGTATGCCCACCCTCTGATACTGGTGTCTTAAGGTGACATACATAACATCTATCCATAGTCTTAGGATGAGCATCACATCTAGGTATTCTTTTATTACCACCACAGATACTACATTTAATCATTGTCTTAATCCCCGTTGTATACCATATATTTTATTTACTTTATTATATTGTATGAATGCATGCATTCTACATTTCTCTAATATTTTATCATGAATGGGGTAAAAATTAGTTATATCAAACCAGTCTCTCATTTTACTCTCCACAATTCTATTCTACATAATTTACGTGGTGGCCAGAAACCATCTTTCATATACTTATTTCTATAATAAGTGTTAGAACTATAATCCATATATCCAACGCTATGTGACTCAATCATTACTCCATTTCTAATATCTCTAAAATCTCCCTGATAAATATATTTATCTGGTAAGTTTAACATATTATTGCTTCCACCCCTTTAACCCTCTATGAATATTAATTATTTTATGATTATTATAATTCCACATAGTATTAAAAGAGATGTCTGTTTTACAATATATTTCAGCTATAAACGTACTAAAATCTTTCATATATACCATTAATAATCCTTATATAATAATGTTTGTATCAATAATTGTACAAAAATGGGTGCAGAAGCCTTCCTTAATACTAAAATCAAGATTCTTTCAGCTCTAATTACAGACGAGTATAAACCATTTAGAGATGATATGATACAGAGACAGATAGTAGATTTTGTTAGGGCATTAAAATTAGTTAGAAAGAATAAGAAATTAATAGATGATAAGTTTGATATTAATATTACCCCCCATATTGTCACCTACCTAGAGGATCCAGAAGATTGACTGAACACGTATTGAATTTAGATCATGAAAAACCCGTGGTCAAGATAGATAAACGTAAAACTATATCTCCTCATAACTCAGCCAAATCCCTTAAATTTGCCAAGCTACCTGCCTTATGTAATGACTGTATTTATAGGTCAGTTGATGAAGGAGGTAATGGAAAATGCAGCAAATATGAGAAGGATGCCGCTTGTGGTGTACGAAAAGATATTCAGAAATTCCTCAAGCAGCTTGATACACGCAACCCGGACGACCTTAAGGCATTACTTGACTTCCTATCTAAACAGTCCATGGAAAACGTCATGATTGCCTTCGCACAATCTAAAATGGATGGTAATATACCAGATAGAAATACTAGAAGTGAAGTAAATAACTTATTAAATATAGTTAAGATAATAAATGAAATGAATAGTAAGATAGTTGTATCAGAAGAGGCAGAGTTTGATAAGGCAGGAGAATTGAAGGGATTGTTCAGAACATTGAGAGCAAGTAAGGGTTCAATATGATAGAGTTAAACTACTGTGTTAAATGTGAACATCATAAGGCATTACATGTTGAAGATGGGTGTGCTGGATGTGACTGTAAAAGGTATATTGATGGCTAATGTGTTATACTGGGTCTGTCTATTGTGTAAAATGTAAGAGGGAGTTTGATAATATGGGAAGTGATAATTATCTTGCAGGATGTGGCTGTACATCAAATAAATGTGATGAGTGTTTAAAAGATGGCTAGACCTAATAAAGATGTAGTAGAGGCGAGAAAGAAATTCTTACAGCAAATTATAGATAGTGCTGACAAGCCTTCATTATTTAGTGAGCTGTTTTTAGATTATAAACTACATGATTATAATGCTGCGTATGCAGATGATAAGGGACAATTTTTAATGTATAGATCTGGTAGACAGGCAGGTAAGACTAGTAGTACAGCAGTTAAGGCAATACATGGTGCCTTCTTTGCTCCCCTATATAGTAGAGAAAAGAACCCTAAAGAATTTACTATACTTATAGTGGCACCTACACAGAACCAATCTAGTATTATGTTTGATAGAATACGAACACTTATACAGGAGAGTGCCTTTTTATCAGGTTATATTGTTAAGAACACCCAAACAGAAATCTGGGTTCGATATTTGGATGATACAGGAGTTAGTAGAATCATTACAAGAGCAACTGGTGAGACAGGATCACAGATCAGAGGATATTCACCCAGCATTATCATCGTTGACGAGACTGCATTCATCAAGGAGTCCATCATGGAGGCCCTTCTTCCATCCGGGTTTGCTACCCATGCTAGAGTCTGGCTTACGAGTACTCCTTTCGGAAAAAACAACTATTTCTACAAACAACATACTGATTCGCGACCTAGTAATCCAAAAGGAATGTGGAAAGAGTTCCATGTTAAATCTACCGACAACCCAATGTCCAAGGGGAATCCTCTCTTCCAAAATTTCATTAAAAATCTTAGTGCCGATGCCTATCAACAAGAAGTCGAAGGAGAGTTCCTTGATATTGGTAACGCCCTCATACCCTACAATCTACTACGAGATGCTTTAAGTGATAAAAAACCGTCAGGGTATACAAGATATTATATGGGAGTGGACGTCGCACGTACCGGTCGTGACGAAACCGTTTTCATTGTTATTGCTGTTGACGAGCACGAAAATGTTTTTGTCGTCGACTATTATGCCGAAGGACAAAGCAACCTCGTTGATGTGGCAGGGAAGATCGGGGAATATAGTCGCAATCCGCTCCGTCCTCTTGAGATGATATATGTTGACGAAACTGGTTTGGGTGGAGGGCTTATCGATCTCTGTCATAAACAAGATCTACCGGTTCGAGGGGTCACCTTTAGTTTATCGGAAAAGTCTAAGATCTTTAGTAACGTTAGAGCGTTGTTTGAGAATCATCGGGTCAAACTCAAGAGCCTTGATAAACTCTTCCATCAACTCTCTTACCTTAGAAGAGAATACACAGAGGAGGGTAAGATGAAAGTTAAAACAGAGGATGATAAAATTAGAGATGATTATGCTGATGCCTTTGCCTTGGCAGCAAGTAGTGTAGTAATGGGTGCTCAATGGCATGTAATAGAGATGAGTGATGCATTTGAGAAGACTATGTTTGGATAATCTTTATTAGTATTGCCCCCGAATCATTATATATCATGGATGTACCAGCACCAAAGATTAAATTTCTAGAACAGGCATTTACTACGCCTAATCATAATGGTAATTTATATAACCAAGAAAATGATAATCCAGTTGACGATAAAAAGATGGTGCCAGATACTATGTATACAGAACCGGGTAGTAATAGAAAGACTATAGATACTAAACGAATTACAAGAACTAAGGTAGGAGATACTGTAATGCATAATGGTAAAGAAGTAACAGTGGTTGGAAAGAATGGATATATGTTAAAAATATATGATATGGATTTAGATAAACATATTACAGTTCCAGTAGGAGAGACTATATTTAAGGATGATATTATAATTGATATTGAACAACGAATATGGGATAAAACTAGTATGGAAATGAGGACAAATTTATTAGGTAAAGCAAAAGTTCCTGTAAAAGATTTCGTTGCAAGAGATTGGTTTGATTTACCAACATCATTAAGACATATTCTTAAAGAACAAGCTAGTAATGGTGCTTGGACTGAACCTTCTGGTGGTGGATTCGCTGGAAGAGAACCCGGTATGACAAGAGATGATGAATCAAAAAGTTGGAGAGATCAATTTAATAACCCACATGTATTTCAATCTACTGATGCCCCCGGAGCACCGGCACTTGGAAAGACTGATATAAAGGTAAACCCTGAAGGTATTGTAGGCGAAGATGAAGATGGTAAAGTTAAAAAAGAAAGACAAAATCGTGCCGCAATTGTTGGCGACAATGACAGAGAAGGTCATGAGGGAGAGTCCCTTGAGACAAAATCAGACATTGAACATGGAGCTTACGGAGGTGTGGTCACAGACACCCCTTTCGACGCTACACCGGATTATGAAGAGACTATAACTGATGATAAATTAAGTGGAGCACAAGAAGAGATTGCTGCCGCAGGTAATTCACCCGCAAGACATCCAGATGATCCTAAAGATAGAGCAGAAGAAGTAAGAGTGGGATACATGCCAAAGAAAATGCATGAGGATGAGAAGAAAACTTGTTCAGTGTGTGGAGCATCACATACTGACGAAGAACATGATAAATCAAAAGATGGATTAACTAGTGCAAGTGTAGGAGTAACAAACCCTGTACATGGAGACGAAAAGAGAAAGGCACAGATTAGAAATAAATATAATTCACGCTATGGTATTAGATATACTGTGACTCAAGAAGAGTTTGATGAGCAGAAGATAGCGGAGTCACGACGCCTCTTCGGTGTACATAAAGATTAAGCCCTTATATATACCTAACTACAACTAGATCTGTTTGAGAAGAGCAGAAGATAGGCATTGTCTTAATTGTAATCATACGTTGCCCGATAGGTATAAAGGTAGGGCTAGATTGTATTGTAATAATGACTGCCGTAAAGAATACATTAGAAATAATCCAAAATGATACGTATCTATAGTGATGCAGGTACTTTTAAGAATAGAATATGTGTCTACGATGAGCGTACAAAAAGATTTATTATAGATAAAATACATGGTCATAAATTAACTAATAACTATTTAGAATATAAGGCATTACAGAGGGCATTAAAATATTCCAATGATGAGTATAGAAGTGAGAAGATACAGATATTTACTGATAGTAAACTAGTAGTTAATCAGGTAGTAGGTAGTTGGGTAACCAATAATCAAGATTTATTTGAAGAGATGTTTAGATGCCGTGATTTAATGACGCCTGACATCAAGATATTATGGTGTCCAAGAGAGAAGAATTTGGCGGGGCATGTATTAGAAAAATTATATCATGATGAACGTACTAATTGATTTGGTTTAGTAGTTATACTAGTTATCAATTTATCTATAAACTGTTCTAGATTATATAATGTAGTAGGTGCCCAAGAACTTTTATCTATTATTTTAAATGCATGTCTGTTACTAAATATATCTTCTGTAAAATGTAATAGTTTAAAGTTTAAAAATCTATCATTCATTAGTCTGCTCTTAATATACTATGACATACACATCTACACTTAACATACATAGTAACACTCTCACTCATATGAGTAGGCATACATGATTTACAGGCCATTTAACCCTTCACTTATCCTCGATAATATTCTCTTTGTTGTACTATTTTTTCCAGTGTCATAATAAAGATACATACCATATATTCTTCCCGATGTAGTGTGTAAATCATTTTTAAGTCCTAACATATCCATTATAGTTCAACCTTCTTCATCGGTTTAAAAGAAGAAACGGCCATATCATCCGTGGATTCATGAAGGTTGCTAAGTTTCTTAAAGCCCGCGTCTTCAGGTTTACTATAATCATGTCTAGCATCCCAGCGTTTGATAGTTCTTGCCGAAGCTCCATACTTGGGGAGGATATATCCATCTTGATTTCTCTTTCGATGAGACAATATTACTTGTTATTTCTATGAGTATATAAATCTATGTACTTATCAATGAAGGCGTTTCTAATCATACCATATGTTTGAGACTTTTCATCTAGTAATGGATATAAATCTTTTACTTTATAATGTGCTCTATAGATAAAATTATCTAATACATTTTCAAGTGGCTGTAATGCCAAATCATATGCCTTACTAAACGCTGGTATTTTAAATGTTAAATCTAGTTTACCATCTTTTTGTTCTTCATTAATATCTTCTCCGCCTTGAGCCTGATAGCAATGATAAGTTATACATGTAGGTGCCTTACCTTTCTTATTTTTAGTATCTGGATCCCAATATATCTTCTCTCCTTTCTCCCATTCTTCATCACATTCTAAACATTTACTATGAAAGTTTGCAGATATTCGCATTGCCATAGATGAATCTTTAAATGATGTAACATATAAATGTAACTACTAATGATA